CATTCCTGATCTTTCGCCATCAATGCCTCCCCCCCCCCCCGCTGCGGAGATGTCTTGGCATGGAAAGCCGCCAGATACGACATCAACAATGCCTCTCCATGGGTGGCCGTCAAAGGTTTGTACGTCATCCCAAATCGGGAAAGTTTCGAGAAGGCCGTCATTTTGTCTGGCGCACAATACGCTAGCTGGGTATGGCTCCCACTCAACTGCGCAGACTGTGCGCCATCCAAGGAGCTTGCCTCCGAGTATTCCTCCACCAGCGCCTGCGAAAAGAGCCAGCTCATTCATCACCATCCTTAAACTTCTCCAGCGCAGAGACCTCAATGTGGTCCACCATGGACTGCAAGATCATGTGGGCAATGTCCACATCAGTGCCAGCAATGTATGCGTTATTCAGCTGCATGCACTCTTCAATGTCGGGTTCATAAGGCGCACCATAAGAGTCTCTGTAGCCTTTCTCTTCTGGGCTGTATTCCAGAAAGCATATAAGGTCCACATCTTCAACTGAGCATTCAAACTGGAACAAGTCTTTGGGGCAGGGGGGTGTTGGGCCGTAGTTCATGCTGACCACCATGCCACAAGTAAAACAGCCAAGCCAACGCCAATGGCAATGGCAGTCAAATAATCCAAGAGGGTTTCGGTTTCGGGTTTCATCGGTTTCTTTCGTTTAAGTGATATGGACAAACGAATGATGACAGAAATAAACTTTCTGTAAACATTTATTTTTATCTGTTGTTTTTATACATAAAGCGCAATTAGAATGCGCCCATGGAATCAATTCACACTATCAGGGCAAGGGCCAAGGCTCACAAGATCACCATGGCTGCGGTGTGCGAGGAGGCTTGCATCCAGCAGTCCCAAGTCAGCCGGTGGCTGTCTGGAACTGTGGAGCCTCTGTGGACATCAGTCAATCAATTGAACATTGCGCTCAATAAACTGATTCAAGAATCACCAATCATTGTCGATTGAGGCAGCAGCTGGTGCGCTGGCTTTCTTTGGCGAGATACCAAAGTCAGCAGCTGCACTGGGTTTGCTACCGCCCAATGATTCACCCTTTTCCAAGAGCATGATGTTGTTGAGGCCAAAGCTGACACCCTTGTTGCCGGCCTGGTCATACGCATAGGCATTCACGGCAACACGGCCATAGTCGCCAGAGACAATGTCTTGGCTGCCCAAGATGTCGTGGCCATGAGCATCCACTGCACCAGGCTTGGCCGTTGACTTGGTGTTGAAAAAGAAGTGGCCAGCGTATTCAGCGCTTAATGGCGAGCCATCAGATTTCACCTCAGTGTCGCCATCCCGAAGGGGATTGCGCACAGTCTTTGGGATTTTGTCTCCAAACTTGGCTATCAGTGCCTCTTTGGCTGCGGCCTTTAACTGGGCCACAGTGTCAAGGTCAGTCTTTGGGACCAGCACTTGCGTTGAGAACTCTTCTTTGCCGTTCATCTCATTCTTGCGAGCAGTCAGCGCTGAGAAATAAGAGAAGCGAACTTTACCGGTTACGACTTTTGTCATGGTTTTTTCCTTTTAAGGGTTTACAGGGTTTCACGTTTCTGCGATTAAGCAGAATTGCACTTTAGCACAAATCAGATATGATGCTGACAAGTTAAAACGAGGAAACCGAAAATGCAGTTATTCCCCCATCAGCAGGAAGCCAAGCTCTTCTTGCTCTCTAGGCGAAGGGCCATACTGGCCGACCAGCCACGGGTTGGTAAGACGCTCCCCACAGCAGCAGCAGCCCTAGAAAACCTCCCAGCCCTGATCGTTTGCCCAGCCATCGCCAAGACAGTCTGGGAGGCGGCTTTCAGTAAGCTGGCCCCCAACGTCTCGGTCCATGTCATCAACGGGAAACGCGATGCTGCACTGCCAAATTCAGCAGATATCACCATCATTAACTACGATGTTTTGCAGTATGGTCAAACGAATGTGGACAGATATAACACTCTGGTTTTGGATGAGTGCCACAGGATTAAGAATCCAAAAGCGCAAAGGACCAAGGCCGCAATGCTGGCCATGAAGAAAGTGGCCCATGTCTATGCATTGTCTGGCACACCCATACCCAACCGGCCCATCGAGCTGTGGCCCATCCTGCACGGCCTTGGCATCTACAGAGGCGGCTGGTTTGACTTTGCGGCCCGTTACGCAAAGATGTGGAACGCGCCATGGGGCCTAGACACCAGTGGCGCGTCTAACCTGGTTGAACTCAAAGAGCTGATGAAGCCCCATGTCCTGAGACGCAAAAAAGAAAACATCTTCAAAGACTATCGTGACCCACAGGTCAGTCTGATCACCTTTGATCTGGCCAATGACAAGCGCGAGCAAGCCTTTGATGCCGATGCCTTGATGGCAAACCGCAACGCCTTGCTGGCCTTTGAAGGCTTGGCCGAGATCATGCGCGAGGCCGGTATGCGCAAGGTGAAAGCTGCCAGTGAATTCATTGATGACTTGCTCCAGGCTAATGAGCCGGTGGTGGTCTTTGCGCACCACAAGGATGTGGTCCAAGCCCTGCAAGATGAACTCAAAACCCACAAGCCAGTGGTCATTACGGGTGAAACACCACGTGCCAAGCGCGACAAGGCCATTGCAGACTTCCAAGCCGGCAAGACCCTGTGCATCATTGGCAACATTGCCGCCATGTCTGAAGGCGTGGACCTATCAGCTGCCGACACGATTGTCTTTGTCGAATGCACTTGGTCCACATCAGCACTGGAGCAGGCATCAAGCCGTGTGGAGAACATCAACAAGTCAGGCATTCCACCCGTCATCTACATTCTGACCATCAAGGCATCCCTGGACCACAATGTCTTGGCCAAAGTTTTAAAGAAGCTCAATGTCGTTAACCAAATCATTTAACCCACTGGAGAAACCATGCAACATGAAACCCGAAAACACGCCCGACTCTCAGCATCCCGCACAGACAGATTCATGTCTTGCCCAGGCTCATACCGGCTTGAATCCCTCATGCCTTTCGAGCCAGCCGGTGAAGCCGCTGCCATTGGCACAGCAATCCATGAACTCTCTGAGATCATTCTGCGCAATGGTGAAATACCAGCCGGAACTGATCCTGACCATGTGGCCATGGCCCAAGGCTATGCAGACTTTGTCAACACTCTGGTCGAGAATCCGAGGAAAAAGCTGATTGAGGTCAACCTCGATGAAGGTCTCCAGTCCCTGCACCCAGCGCTTGGTGGCACTGCTGATGCCATTCTGGTCGATGGCAACCACCTCCATGTCATTGACTTGAAGACTGGCCGTGTGGCCGTAGAGGCCGAAGACAACAAGCAGCTGCTGACCTATGCACTTGGTGCGATGCGTCAGCTTAAAGCGCCAAACACCATCGAATGCACCATGCACATCTACCAGCCCCGTGTTGGCCACAGCAAGTGGACAGTGTCTGGCCTGCGTCTGGAGCTACACGGCAGGCGCTTGCAGTCAGCAGCCGAGCTGGCGCTCACAAGCGATGCACCAACAAGCCCCAGCCCAGATGCCTGCCGGTATTGTCGTGCCAAGACCATTTGCCCCAGTATGCGTGAGAAGGTCCAAGAGACCGCTAGGAACGATTTCAAGCCTGACACCACAGTCACCCCTGAGATGCTGGACAACGCTGCTCTGGTGGCCGCATGGGCCGATGCAGTGCAGTCTGCTGCCAAGGCTCAGATCACTGAAGGCAAAGCAATCCAAGGCTGGACCATGCGTGCAGGCCGCAAGACCAAGTTTTGGAAGGATGAGGCGCTGGTCCAAGAAGCATTCAAAGACTTGCTTATTGCCTGGGAACTCAAAAGCCCCAGTGCTGTCTTGAAACTTGGTGTCGAAGTCAGCGAAAGCCTAGTCGGTGAGAAAGTGGCTGCTCCAAGCCTAGTCAGGGCGAAAGAATAGAATCCTTTTTCCGTGCCAAAAGAAAAGACCTGATAGCGCGTAAACGCTACCAGGTCAAAAGTTCAACTCTCATGGCAACTAACAAATGAAACCCCTAACTAAAGGAATTTCAGTGACCATCTTAACTGAAACACCCCTGCCAGATACATTCAGCCAGTCCCAGACTCTGGCCTGCAAGATTGGCTCTGTGGCGCCAGATGCAGTCTTCTGCACCTTTGCCCTACAAGGCTCAAAGAAAATCCCCTACAAGAGGTCTGGCCAAGGTGTGGCCCGTGATACAGACCCAAGCGACCTCTACAACGCTGAAGACATCTGGGCCATGGAGTCATGCCCTCATGGCCAATATCTCGGGTTAGTCCAGCAGCGCCCCATCATCAGCGCATCAGGGAACTATTTGGTTTGCCTTGATGTGGACATGAAGCACGCAAGTGGCCCCACCAACGTGGCCATCCAGCGCATGGCCAAGTATGTCAAGGCCAACAAGATGCTGACCGAGGTCTCTGTCTCAGGCCGTGGCCGTCATGTCTTCTTATGGGTTGCACCACCCAAAGAATCTGACCAGGTGCTACCCAAGTACAAGCTGGGCGGTGGCCAAGAGCTTGAAGTATTTGGCCTGCCAAACAGTGCAGGCAAGTCAGTGCTACTTAGTGGCAATCAATTGGTTGGTGAATTCCAAGAGGCCGTGGACCTCTATGCCTTGCTTCAAGACTGGGGCATCATTGAGCAGCACCAGTTGCAAGAGCCAAAGCCAGCACCACCGAGCCAATCATTTGACTTTACTCAATTAGGCCCAAGACAAGACGGCAGCGATCTTGATCGTGCCATCAAGGCTTTGCACCATATCAGCCCAGACTGTGACTATGACCAGTGGATTGAGCTGGGCCAAGCGCTACACACAGAATTCGGAGAGGCAGGATTAGGCCCATGGATGACTTGGTCCATGGCAGGCAACAAGTTTGCAGGGACTAAGGACATAGAGACCCACTGGAAGAGCTTTCACCAGGGCAAAGGTGTTGGCATTGGCACACTTTTTAAGCACGCCAAGGACTGTGGCTATGAGCCGCCCACCAAGCAGACCGAGCGCAACTCAGCAGTGCAAGACTTTGCAGCGGTGATCAGTCAGGCCCAAGGCGATGCTCCAGTGGCCGTGGAAGCCCCACAAGGCTGGCCAGAGCGCCAGCTGTCCATTGGCCAGATCAAACCCATCCGCTACATGGTCAAAGGCTTCTGGGCGCATTCCTTTATGGTGCTGGCCGGTCAGCCTGGCATTGGCAAGACCACAGCAGTCATATCTCTATGCATGGTCATGGCAGGCTTGCAGGCCAAGGACTGTGAACTCACAGCGACCAAGAAACGCAAAACAATCATAGTGACTGAAGACAGTGACCAGGTCGAACGCACACTCACCGGATATTCACGCCATTATGGGATTAGTGCCAGTGACCTCTCCAATTGGTTTGTCATTATCGATGCCAAGAGAAGCCAAGTTAAAGACTTACTCATGCTTGCACATAATGTGATTCACCACACAATAGATAATGTCCGGCCATTATTAGTATTAGATACAGCCAACGCCACAATGGATATTGATAATGAGAATGACAACTCAGAGGTCGGTAGTTTCATTGCAGCCCTAAAGCAGACAATCTACATTCAGCTAGACACGCCAGTCTGCATCATCACACACACCAACAAGACCATCTCCAAGGCCGACTCAGATGCCACCGCCCGTGGAGCCTCAGCATTCACCGGTGATGCAACCCTCACCGGTGTCCTGTTTGAAGATGAAACAAAAACCCGTTATATGCGCCTGGTCAAAACCCGTTACCAGCCAAATTTTAGAGAGATCAAGTTCAACTCCGATGTCTTTGCTGACACAGTCCTTGATGAGGATGGCCTTATCCAAGAGCAGATGGTCCTCCTGGTCGTGCCAGCCATGTCCTCGGAAGAAGACCGAAGGCAGGCAGCCAACGAACGAATGAACGATAAAAGACAGCAACAAGTCCAAGATGCCGCAGACGCTGCCTGCAACTTTGTCCAGTCCATCATCAACGCCAAAGGCGCTGTCATCATGCGCAGAGGATCAGGGCGGCCATCAGTTCCAAAGGAGATGGCATCGATGCACCAGCTGGAGTGGGCTGACATCTATCAGGCCGTTCCAGTGGCCGACCAAAGCTATGCGAGACGGGCAGTCGGAGCCGCCATTTTCCAGCGCTTTGCATTGGATCAAGTAAGCTCTGGATGGGTTCAAATAAAGTAAACCGGTAAACCGGTAGTAAACCGGTAGTAAACCGGTATACCGGTTTAGATAAAGGCAGGTCTGTTGGTATAAGTGGGGGTCGTAGACCCACTTATCCACAGGCCAATCTGGTCAGTTTTGGTACAGTGAAAAGTAAAGCGGTAAAGCGGTAGATTTCCTTTGTCCATACCGGTTTACTTTTGACCCTTTTTGGAGAAAAGCAATGGTCCAACAAGTTACGCAGTTATCCACAGGTTATCCACAATTAGATAAATTCGTGGAAGATGAGCGCGTTTTCTGCCATCAGTGCAGTAAAGCGGTAAATGTGGAGCAGCGTCTGTCTATGCCGGCAGAGCAGTTGGAGAGGCACAGGAAAGTCAACGCAAAGCCACTGCACTGGATGCTGCAAGAGGCCAAGCTGAAAAACGGATGGGCAACTGTCACATGGTCCGAACACCAGTGCGCGAAAACCGGACTGGCTGCATTCCCGACCGATGTCAAGCACCGGTGTCATATGTTCCAGACCAAACCCTCGGCAGTAGAATCCGAAGAATGGTGGTTGACGTAAAGCGCAAAAGAAAAAACATTGAACACATTGACCAGGTCAAAGTTGTGCAGCACTTCAGGGCGTTCTATCCGGAGGTCATCATTGCAGCAATACCGAACGGAGGCGATAGAAGCCCGTCAGAGCGCGTCAGGCTGCATTCTGAGGGTGTACTTGCCGGAATGCCTGATCTATGCGTCTTGGAGCCTAAAAACGGGTTTCATGCGTTATTTGTGGAGATGAAGACCAAGGCCGGTGTGGTCTCAGCCAAGCAAAGTGATGTAAATTTGCAGTTAAACGCAAAAGGGTATCGAGCAGTGGTCGCCAGATCAGCTGCCGAAGCAATCAAATTAATCGAGGAATATCTGAATGGCTAGAAACACATTGGCTGAAATGGCCGACCAAGGCGCTGCAAATATCTTGGCAACACAAAACAGAAAGGCTGAAGTCAGCCTGGCCAATAAGGCCATCCACAAGTTTGGTGGCGAAGATGCCATCCTCGAATTCATTGCCAGTGGCGGCACGATCTCCGCACTGTGCAAGGTATTAGGGGTGGGGAATACTACGTTTGACAGATGGGTGGAGAAAGGTGGCGAGACACGCAAGGCTGCATACGCACGCGCACGCACGCGAGCAGCGCAAAGTTTAGCAGAACAAACCATCGACATTGCAGACGCGGCAACGATGGCTGGCCAGCAAGCTCTCTGAGGAGTTCTCAGACAAGCAGCAGCCCTTGGTCAATATCGACCTCGGAAGCCTGGCACTCGATGCACTGCGCAAGCGAAACATCGTATCAGTAGACGATTCTGCATAAATGAATACCGAAGCATTCAGTCACTTTATACAATGGCCATTATGTTAAGTGGATAACTCGTTATCCACAGAATTAAGTGCATCAAAGTATTACAAGCCTACTTATGCACAGGAATCTGTGGATAAGGTTGGCCAAAATCTGGGGACAAGTCGGTGGTGGTCGGCTGGCGGTCGGTGGCCGTGACCCCCCCCTTGGCCGGCTTGGCGGGGGCGACTGTGGCGGCACTAAACAGCTACAAAAAAAATTTTTTAAAAAAGTAACAACTAAGTCAAATTGTGCAAAAATGTCAACTTCACCAACTACACATTTAAACCATGAAAACGAAGCAAGCGACAGTCACAATCAAGGGTCAAGAGTGGATCGTCTTAGACACTGATGAGGTGAAAGACGGCAAGATGTTTTGCACCCTGACGAATCCAGATAGCACAATTGTCTGGCACGCATGGGTCGATGTTAATCTAATAGTGGGGATAATATGAATATCGTGTTATTAACCAAAGTCAGGCAATTATTTAATGTCGATTATGTCCCTCGTAGTACGAATAGACATAATCAACTGCAATATGTCAAGGCAATGAGAATATTAGGTGATAAGTGGTTAACGCACCCACATAATAAAATTCAGAGAATACAGTGACTATTATTTATTTAATACTTGCAGTTAATGTTTTATTTGTGGCTTGGGCAATATGGAAGTATTTGAGTCAAAAGAAAGAAGCGCCCCCCACTGGTCCGGCCTGTGGGCTAATACTAAGGACATGGGTGAGTGAGAATGATTTTTTTGACAGGAAATGTCCACCATGCCACCAAAACTGTGAGCAGGGCAGAACTTGTCCGGCAAGGGTATGAAGAGTAATTTTGTAAATAATCATGTGAGATTGAACGGGAACGTGCATGGCCATAAATTACGGCTTTGTAATAAATGCGAAGAGATGAAGCCGCCCGAGGGTGGTGTGCAGATGTCTAGGTCGCGGTGGATTTGTGCATCATGCTGGACCAATAGGGTGACCAGTCAGAACTTTAAAGGGATGGCCAAATGACTGATTTGTTGACTGCGCTGCACTTGGCGGTGATGTTGTTGGATTTAAAGATTCGCATGATGGAGGCGATCAATGAGGAGATGTTTGATTTGGCGATGACGTATCACTTGCTGATACTGGTCAGGCAAGACGAACTTCAAGCGCATAAGTGGGCAATGAGTCCCAAGGCATGGGCCATGTATGAGACGATCCACCCATGAGTAAAGAGAATGTGTTTGCGTTGTGGGTGGAGCGTTATCAGCCGGACCCTGTGCTATTTGTGCGGGAGGTGCTGGGGGTTGACCCTGACCCATGGCAAGTGAAGTTTCTTGGGGCCATTGCCCGAGGGGATAGGAAGATAAGTGTCAGGAGTGGCCACGGGGTGGGAAAGAGTACGGCAAGCAGCTGGGCCATGCTCTGGTACTTCATGACCAGATCGCCTGTCAAGGTGGTGGTGACTGCACCGACAAGCTCTCAGCTTTATGACGCGATGTTTGCAGAATTAAAAAGATGGATCAATGCGATGCCTTTGCCCTTGCAGGGGTTATTGACTGTCAAGCAAGAGAGGATTGAATTCAATGCTGCACCGACTGAGATGTTTATAAGTGCCAGGACAAGTCGGGCCGAGCAGCCAGAGGCTTTGCAGGGGATTCACAGTGAGAATGTGATGCTGGTGGCTGATGAGGCTTCTGGTGTGCCAGAGCAAGTGTTCGAGGCGGCTGCTGGAAGTATGTCTGGCCACAATGCGGTGACGCTGCTTTTGGGGAATCCGGTGAGGTCTAGTGGGTTTTTCTACGACACCCACACGCGCCTGGCCGATGAGTGGACCACATTCCAAGTGGCGTGTACGGACTCGCCAAGGGTATCGGATGAGTACGTCAAAGAGATGGCCATGCGCTATGGCGAGGAGAGCAACGTCTACCGGATTCGCGTGATCGGGGAGTTTCCCAAGGGTGATGACGACACTGTGATTGCCATGGATTTATTGGAAAGTGCGGTCAATCGGGATGTCGCGCCAAGTGACTACGCGCCCATGCTCTGGGGCTTAGATGTGGCGCGGTTTGGTAGTGACCGGTCAGCACTGTGCAAGCGCCAAGGGAATGCGGTCACTGAGAATATCCGGACATGGAAAAACTTGGACTTGATGCAACTGACTGGCGCGGTGGTGGCCGAGTACCAGGCATTGCCACCGAGTCAGCAGCCCAAAGAGATTTTGGTGGATTCGATTGGATTAGGCGCTGGGGTGGTGGACCGGCTGCGGGAGCTGGGCCTGCCGGCCAGAGGCATCAATGTGAGTGAATCACCCGCGATGGGTGGAACGTACAGGAATCTCAAAGCTGAGCTTTGGTACAAGGCAAGGGCTTGGCTTGAGGCCAGAGATTGCAAGATGCCAAAGGATGAGGTCTTGATTGCTGAACTGGCCACAGTGCGGTACTCATTCACCAGCAATGGCAAGATTGCTATTGAGGGAAAAGACGAGATCAAGAGACGGGGACTGCCAAGCCCAGACAAGGCCGATGCCTTTGTCCTGACGTTTGCGTCTGATGCAATGGCGGGGATGTATGGCAGCACTGGCTCAAGCAAATGGTCCCAACCCCTGCGCAGAAACCTAGTTCGGGTTGCATAATTCGGGTATCCACAACCAGGAGGAATCCATGAAGGCAATGAGTAAAGCGCAAAAGAAGGTCGGCAAGGTGATGGGTGAGTTTGGCTCTGGCAAGCTGCACAGCGGCAAGGGTGGTCCGGTTGTGAAAAATCCCAAGCAGGCCATTGCCATTGCCATGAGTGAAGCAAAGATGCCCATGCGCGGCCAGCGCACAGCTACCAACAAGGCGAAAAAATAATGGCTACAGTCAAAGAAACCATGAATCAATTGATGAAGGATGGCGGTGAGGGCGGTGGCGACAGCTGCCCCCCTGCCACCCAAGACATCACAATCAACTTAAAGAACCGCGCCAAGGCCATCACCGATGCAGCCTATGGCCCTGAGAATCCCGACCTCCCGAACACGGCTTTTTGGAAGAAAAAGGCTGGTGAGTGGGAGGTGAGTGTTGAGGATGCAAAGATGAGCCGCTGCGGTAACTGCGCGGCTTTTAACCAGGATGAATCAATGCTTGACTGCATTGAAAAAGGCATTGGCGGTGAGGGTGATGCCGAAGAGTTTATTGAGAAGGGTGACTTGGGTTATTGCGAAATCTTTGACTTCAAGTGCGCAGCCAGCAGAACGTGCGATGCATGGGTGACTGAGAGCGATGAGGATGACGACTATGAGGCGGGTGAGAATAACGCCATGGAAGGTGAGGATATGGATGACAAGCCCATGCCTATGCTTGTAATTAAGATTGGACAAAAAAAATGAAAGCTGGACTTTATGCAAACATTGCTGCTAAACGCGAAAGAATTGCTGCTGGGTCTAAAGAGAAGATGCGCAAGCCTGGGGCTAAAGGCGCGCCAAGCGCTGCTGACTTTAAAGCAGCGGCTAAAACCGCCAAGCCAGTGAAGAAAAAATGAAGACACCGGCTTGGCAGCGTAAGGAGGGCAAGTCACCCTCTGGCGGGTTAAACGCCAAGGGCCGTGCCAGTGCGAAGGCCGAGGGCATGAACTTGAAAGCGCCAGTCAAGGCTGGCGACAATCCAAGGCGTGCATCATTCTTGGCACGCATGGCTGGCAATGATGGCCCAGAATACAAAGATGGCAAGCCGACACGGCTGCTGCTAAGTCTGAAGGCAT